TGGGTTAAGAAGATGTATATCGATCCATCTGAACACGGATCAACTTTCGCTGCAATGGATATCGAAACTGGTAAACCTTTCTTGTGGCCCAAAGGTCACGAAAAGGAAGGAGAACCATTATTTTATCGTAGGTTCATACCTGCACGTTTGACTGACAATCCGTACTTGTTAGCAGACGGACAATACGAAGCTATGTTGCGTTCACTACCAGAGGTTGAACGTAAGAGATTATTAGAAGGAGACTGGGAAGTCACTGAAGGTGCAGCGTTCCCAGAATTTAGTAGGAGTAAACATGTTGTCCCTAGCTTTGACTTACCAACCAACTTCCCACGTATCAGGGCGGCTGACTACGGCTATGCGAGTCCTTCTTGTGTGCTATGGGGTGCAATTGATTGGGATAATAATATCTGGGTCTATCGTGAGCTATATGTAAAACAGTTGACAGCAGAGCAACTAGCCGATAGAATACTACAAGTAGAACAAGAAGATCCGACTCCTCATTATACTGTGCTTGACTCCTCGTGTTGGAACAAGACAGGGTTCGGCCCTTCGATAGCAGAAACAATGATGAGATGTGGTGTCCGTTGGATACCTGCAGATCGAAACAGATTACAAGGAAAGATGGAGATACATCGTAGGCTTGCAGACGATCCAAGAACAAACGAGCCACGAATAAGAATATTTCCAAACTGCGTTAACTTAATAAAACAACTTTCAGGTATACCATTAAGTAAAAGCAACGCAGAAGACGTAGATACAAAAGCAGAAGATCACGCATACGATGCGTTACGATACATGCTAATGACAAGGATGACAGGATATGTGTCCATTCATAAAACACTTAATGGCATCAAAAATCAGGTTTACCAAGTCCATGATCAAACATTTGGATATTAATAGATGGCAGCAAAAGGCATAACTTTTGAGAAAGAGTTTGAAACTCTTTTATCTGAAAAAGGAAGAGTAAGAGGTGATTCTCTTAAAAATGTTCCTATAGGTCAGTTATTTTCTAATACGACTGATAGAAAAGATGTTGCAAAACTAATTAATAAAGTTGGACTTCAAGATTACACCATAAATGACATCTTTGGAAAAAATACAAGACAGTTTGTAGAAGATTTAGTTTACACTAAAAAATTAACAAATGCTCAAAAGAAATCTTTAATAGGTCCTTTCAAACCTCTTCTTGCTGAAGTAGGCATAACTGCACAAGGAACAACAAATCCACTTCGTTCACACATGACAAATGTGGTGGGTGATGCTGTAATGAAAGCACAAGGATTTGGAACTGATCCTTTAAGACTTATACCTGCAAACTATCCAACGCAAGCTTATCAAGCTCTTAAAAATTTAGCTTCAAAATACAATATTGCAAATATGCAAGAAGAAAAAACTTTCTTGCTTACTTTGATGTTTGGTGGATACAGACCTTCTGATTTTAAGAACGTAAAATTTGAAAATATAGATTTTGATACTGGTCTTGTTAAAGATGTAAAACTAAAAACAGACACAGCAGGTTCAATTAATTTAGCTTACTTACCTGAAGCTCAACGAGATATTATAAAATCTTATATGGACAGTTCAGGTAAAAAATCAGGATTGGTTTTTGAAAACATAAATAAAATTGTAGACACGATAAATGAAGATTTAGCAAAAACAAATGTAAATATAGATTATTTAGTTCAGGCGACAAAACAAATTGAAACTAGACCAATGTCTATATATGACATAAGAAGAATAAAAGAGGGAGACTACACAGCAGCAGGGTACGATCCTAACAACTACATTAGAAAGTTATCAACTTGGCGACCTAAGAAAGGTAACGTAGAACAATACATAGCAGGTGTTACAGTAGGTGGGCAAATAGAAGATGCTAACGCAAAAGCTTTTGCACCTTACGTGTTATTAACAGAGGGTAATTTAACACAAGATGGTACAAAAAATCCTGCACAGTTTTTGGAAGATGTAGGTGTTAAAACAACGGAATATACCCAACAGTATATGACAACTAAAAAAGCTTTCAAAAGTCTTCCCCCATTTAAACAAAAAGAAGTTGTAAGATTTTTCCCAAACGTAGCATACCCAAACGAAGTAGAGGGTATGGCTATATCTGACCCACAAGATATCAAGCTTATAAGTCCTGAAAATGCTAAACTTAATCAAGAAAAAGCAAAAGCAGTGCTTGAAGGTGAGATTACAGAGCAACAACAACAAAACCTAGCAGCTAAAAAACAACTATTTGAAGATTTACAAAAAACTTCTGGTCTTGATCAGGATATAACCAAAGAACAAGACAGAATAGCACAAGAACAAAAACAAACTAAAACAAACAAACTCGTAGATATGGGAAAAGCTGCAAGAGATTGGGCAAAAAATAATTTACCAAGTTTAGGAGCAATAGCAACAGGTTTGGGAGTTACAGGTGTGGTAGATGAATTTGCTTCTGATTTTATGAAATATAGACAAAGAGGAGATAGTCCTCTTGTGTCAGGGATAAGTGCAGGTGCAGAAACAGTAAGGGATGTTGGACTTGATTTAGTTACAGGATTAAATATTCCAAGAAACGTTGCACAGTATAGTTTGATAGGCAGTCCTGCAGGTGAAGGTGCAGATGTTGTTACAGACACGGAGCAGGCAAAATTTTTACAAGGTATGCAAGATGTTGTGCAAGCAGATACAAATATACAAACTGACGAAACACCTAAAGCAGAACCTCTAGACATAATTAAACAGGATACCAATATAGGTAACAAGATGAGTACATTTGGCAGAACGGCAGATGTTTCTCCGGGGTTCGTTACCCCACCATCTCGACAAGATTTAAATGTTGAGACTGAACGACAACAAAACTTTTTAGGAGCAACTTAAAATGGCAGATAATTTAAATCAAGGTGCAGCTTATATTATGGGATCAGATAAAGTATCAGTAGATGATTCTCAAGGTTCTGATAAACTGTACAGAGAAGGTCTTGAATTTACAACTGAGACTAACCCAGATGTATTAACACAAGACATGCCAAAGAAGCAAACAAAACCAACTGTTGAAGCTTCACTATTTGCAATGGCTGACGACAGAAACTACTTCTAATCTAAGGTAAATCATGGCTGATGAAAATTTTCTTCAACCTGCTGATGACACGCAAATCCCTATCCAGAATCCAGAAGAGCAGATGCCCGGATTGGCAGGATACATCAGAAACAAGTTTGAAGACTCAGAAAACGGAAGACGCAGTTATGAACTACGTTGGTTACAAGCCTTTAAAAATTACAGAGGTATTTACGATTCCACGACTCAATATAGGGATTCGGAACGTTCTCGTGTATTTATAAAGATAACTAAAACCAAAGTTCTTGCTGCGTATGGACAGATAATTGACATACTTTTTTCTAATAAAAAGTTTCCAATCGTTGTTGAACCCACTCCGATACCAGAAGGTATTACAGAGTTTGCTCATCAAACGACACCCCTCGATGACATAGTTAAACAAGATCCGTTTGGTTATGAGGGTGATGGAAGAGAGTTACCCCCCGGATCTAATCAAGCAACACAGGGGTTAGACTTTTTAGGTGGACTAAAGGGTAGATATGAAAATGCAAACTTATCCCCCGGACCTTCAATAGGTGGCGAACCTCAAATAAGTCCTGCACAAAAGGCAGCTCTTAATTTAGAAAAACTAATACATGATCAACTAACAGACACAGACGCTGTGACTGTGATGCGTAATGCTATATTTGAATCGTGTATGTTAGGAACAGGTATAGTTAAAGGTCCATTTAATTCTTACAAACGTGTTCACAAATGGAACACTGATGAAAATGGAAACAAACAATATGATCCATTTGAAAAATTAGTTCCAAGAATAGAATACGTGTCTTTGTGGGATTTTCATCCAGACCCATCAGCCACAAGCATCGAAGATTGTGAATACGTCATACAAAGACATCGTATGAATAGACAACAACTTCGTGCGTTGATTAATCGACCTTATTTTTATAAAGAAGCCATAGAAGAGTGTCTTGCAAAAGGTCCTAATTATGAGGACAAATATTACGAAGATACCATTCGTGAAGATGACACAGAGCCTTATTACCAAGAAAATAGATTTGAAGTTCTTGAGTATTGGGGTGTCATAGATAAGAAACATGCCGATGAAGTAGGTATGCAAGATATACAAGATATATCAGAGCTAGATCAAATACAAGTTAATGTTTGGGTGTGTGGTGGAATGATTATACGTTGTGTGATGAATCCATTTATGCCTGCACGTATACCTTATCAAGCTTTTCCATATGAAACTAATCCATATCAATTATGGGGTGTTGGTGTAGCAGAGAATATGGAATACTCACAGAAGTTGATGAATGGTCACTATCGTATGGCTATTGACAACTTAGCGTTAGCAGGTAACTTAGTATTTGACATTGACGAAGCGAGTTTAGTACCCGGTCAAAACATGGATATATTCCCCGGTAAGATATTCAGACGACAGTCTGGTGTGACTGGTACAGCTATTAACGGATTAAAGTTTCCAAATACTGCACCAGAAAACATACAGATGTATCAAATATCAAGGCAACTTGCAGATGAAGATACAGGCATACCATCAATACTGCATGGTCAAACAGGTGTGACTGGTACAGGTAGAACAGCATCTGGCTTATCTATGTTGCTTGGTGGTGCAAGTTTATCTTTAAAAACAGTTATAAAAAATATAGATGATCATTTATTAAAACCGATGGGGGAAGCATATTTTCAGTGGAACATGCAATTCACTGACAACATGCCAGAAACAGAAGGTGATTTAGAAATAAAACCAAGAGGTACTGCAGCAGTAATGCAAAAAGAAGTACGAAGTCAAAGACTGACTACTTTACTACAAACTGCAATAAATCCAACTCTTGCACCTTTTATAAAAATACCAAACCTCATGCGTGAACTTGCAATAGCACAAGATATAGATCCTGACAGTTTGGTGAATGATGTAAGTGAAGCACAAATATTTGCTGAAATATTGAAAGGACTCGTAAATGCTCAACAAGAAGCAAGCCAACAACCTCAACCCACTGATCAACAACGAGAAGGCATGGGACAGCCTACAGGAGTACCTGCAGGAGCTAACCCAGATGACAATTCAGGCGTTGGTGGCGGCACGATCGGAACTGGAAGTGTTCCAACTGCAGGGGAAACTGGCTTTACTGGAACAGATCAAGAAACTCAAGGATGATCACGAAAGAGTGATAAGGATGAAAAGTGTCGATTGAAGCATTAGTAAGAGACTACATTTTTAAAGAGTTTGGAGCATCAGTTGCTTTAGGTTTAGAGGATGAAGAGTTGGGACTTTCTCCCATAGAAAAAATATCTCCTTTAGCCGTAGCTCCATTAGCTTCTCCGTTTGGTCGCAGAAAAAAAGATTACTTTCCTATCTATGATAGACCTGCTGCTCAACAAGGATTAATTCCTGAATATGAAGAGCAAGTAGATAGTAGTGATGACTATGAACCAGTTGAAATTGAGGATTTACCAACTAATTTATCTGCTATATTAGGTGATTATAGTAAACAAGGTAATGTTGACATATTCGGTAGACCAACTCAGGTAGGCCCTAAAGTAGACGTGGGTACATTTGGAGTAGCCCAAACATTTGATCCGGGGTATGCGTTAGGGCAGGTTGCTAGTCTCTCAGGGTTTCCTGTGTCTGCTAGTTATATAGGACAAAAAAATAAAGAACAATTACAATACGTGCAAGCTATGGCTGCATTAGGTAGAAATGGGTATGGTCTTGGTCTTGTTAATGGTCAAGTAGTTGGAGTTACTCCTAATAATATAGTGGGAACAGTGCCTAACGCTTCTCCTGAAGATCTGCAAAAGATAAGAGATACCTTGATAGGTAAATCAGGTCCTATGAAAGCAGGCGTAGAAGCATTTCAAAATTTGAAGCCAAGCACACCTGTAACTGATCCCATGAGAAAATTTGAAGAGGAAGTCATAAATGCAAAAGGAATACCTGATAATTTAAAAACACAAATATTAGGTCTTGGTTTAGGTGCTTTTAATGTAGATTTTGGTGTAAATACTTTTAAAGATAAATTTGATACTAGAAGACTTGTTGACCCTACAACTTTTATAAAAGACTATAAAGAAGCAAGAGATTTAGGAACAGGGGATGATAGAGATGATCAGATAGATGAGCAATCATACGTTGGCACTCCTGCCACTCCGAAAGAAGAAAAAGATTATTTTGCAAGCATACCTACTGGTGGGTATTTTACAGACGATGATAGTGATGATACCTCTTATGGTGGTGATGATAGCTTTGACAGTGATTCTGATCCGGGGGGAACAGGAGGATATAGTGGGGGAGACTTTGAAGACGCTTTTAAATATGGTGGTCGTGTTAACATGTCTAATGGTGGGTTTGCATCAAATAATAAAACAATAAAAGGTGTTGGTTTATTTAAACCTGAAGAAACTTTTGTGGCTACAGACATGGTAGATGATAGATATAATTTTGACGCAGAAGATGGAGATTTTATAGTTAACGGCCCTACTTCAACTAAAATGAACCCACAAATAAACGCACTTATAAATTATGGTATAGATGAGTTAAAAAAAGAAGGGGTTGACATTCGCATGGGAAACCCTAAAATAAAAGAAAAGGACAAAGTTCCTTTAATTATAGCATCATCAGAAACTTACATACCAAGAATTATTGCAGAGAAAATAGGTTATCCTATACTTGAAGCGTTAAATAACGTAGGTAAACCTGAAGTACAAAGATTAAAAAGTAAACTTGATGATGAACCCTCTGACGAAAGTAAATACGAAGCATCTAATGGTGGTTTCATATTTAAGGATAAAAGAAAAGGAACGATGCTATTTAATCAACCCACATTGGACATTACACCAAGTTCAAATATAGATAGAGCATACGATGCTTTTGTTCTGGGGATATCTGATGTGAACATTCCTATGAAGCCTGATGATGAAATGTTTTTTGGCTATAAATTAGGAAGTATAAAAAATGCGTTGTTTGAAAAAGAAATGAAAGGGTACGAAGGTAAAGGATATATTTTTACTGGAGTAAAACCTAAAGGTGGTAAAGCAAGTTCAGCGTTTGGAAAGTTTCAAATAACCTATTCAACACTACAAGATTTTAAAAATAGAAGTGATGATTACACTGAGTTATCAAAAGATGAAAAAACTTATGTCGATAATTTAATACAACAAGGAATAGACAAAGTTAACTTAGATTTACAATATGGGTTACGTAGAAAAGGTAAAATAATACCTATGAAGTCAGTATCCAAGAAGTTGAGAAAACAACTATCAGGATTACAACAAGGTGTTATACCACAAGAAACACATGCAAAATACTATGATAAAATAGCAGATTTAGTTATTAGACAAAAATTAAAAGATCACAAAGATAAAAGTTTAAATGAATTTTTGGCATCATATGGGGAAGGTCAACAATATGCTAAAGATGTTGAAAAGATATTAAAAAAATTAGGTAAAAAAAATCTAATAAAGAATTAATCAGCTACCCACTATTAGTGGCCCTGATGAACCGAAGCAGCTACCCACAGCCAGTGGCACTGCATAAATGAGGTAAAACTATGGCAAAACAACAAGTTCGTGGTGCGAGAGCCAACAAACCAAACGACTCCGATGGAGTTATAAACAATCCTAATCTTTATCGTAACAAGTACCGTGAAGACGTTTACAAGGATGATGAAGAAGAACAGACTCAAGACCCTACTACACAAGAAGTAGCTACTCAAGAGGAACAACAGGAAGAAAATTTTGTATCTACAAAGAAAGAAGAGACTGCTCCAGAGCATGATTACAAAAAACGTTATGATGATTTAAAGCGTCACTACGATCAAAAGATACAGGAGTTTAAGACAAAAGAACAAGAATTATCTGATGCTATGCAAAAGACTAACTCTAATGTTCCGTTACCTAAAACTCCAGAAGAGTTAGAAAAGTTTAGACAAGAATATCCTGATGTCTATGATGTTATACAGACAATAGCTTCTACAAAAGCTAATGAACAAGCACAAGGACTTCAAGATGAACTTAAAACTTTAAAAGCTCGTGAAAAAGAAAACTTGGTTAAAGTTGCTTATCGTGAACTTAAAACTTTGCATCCTGACTTTGAAGAGATAAAGACAGATGATAAATTCTTAAAATGGTTAGAAGAACAGCCAGACACAATTAGTGATGGAGTATTGAAAAACAATACAAATGCTCGACTAGCTGCAAGAGTTATTGATTTGTACAAAGCAGATGTAGGGATGACTACCAAAAACCAACAGAGTAAAAAACCAGACGTTTCTGCAGCTATGGCTGTTAAATCACCTAAAGTAAAGGAGATACAAACAAACATAGATGCAAATAAAAAAGTTTGGAAAGGCTCAGACATCGCCAAGATGAAACCTTGGGAGTTCGAGAAATTTGAAAAAGAGATCGATCTAGCAAGGCAAGAAGGGCGAATTAATATGAACAGCTAAACCTCAAATAAGGAGAGAGAAAATGGCTTTCGGATCAGCAGCAGGATACGGAAATTTACCGTCAGGTAATTTCACTCCTCAAATTTTTAGCCAAAAAGTTCTCAAATTCTTTAGACGTGCTTCGGTTGCAGAAGACATTACTAATACTGATTACACTGGGGAAATTGAAAACTTTGGTGACACTGTAAATATTATCAAAGAACCAACTATCACTGTATCACAATACACTAGAGGTTCTGTGGTAAATACTCAAGACTTGGCAGACGATCAAATTACATTGACCGTAGATCAAGCCAACGCATTTGCATTTAAGATTGATGACATCGAGGAGAGACAATCTCACATCAACTTTGAAGCATTAGCCACCTCATCAGGTGCTTTTTCTTTGAAGAGAAAATA